ATACATGTCCTTCCCCGGCTATTCCTATAAGAATTGATGCCAGTTCTGATCTAGTTCCCATTCCATACGCCTCCTAAACTTATAACTAAGCGTGGGTACAAAACTTCAATCGATGTAATTTTCCATTTTGTACCCATGAAAGTTGCATATTTCATTAAATGAAAGTTTTGAGTGGCGTATGGATCAGCGACTATGCTTATACGATTCGTAATATTTAGGTCATCATTAACTTTATCAGCTGAATCCCATCGGTTTGCATTTCGTAAAAGGTCACCTTTAACTGGCTTTTCTACAATCTCGACCGTGTATTTATCTGTTCCATCGAAAGAACTGACTTCATACCCAATCATTCCAACATACTTAGCCATTCAAACCTCCATTTTGAAATCAACCTTCTGCGAATGTTCCGGTAGTCTCAATAGCGATTGCTGAGTAAGGCTTAGTGAGAGCACCAGAAATGCGATCCTCAATCAGATATTTCATCTGGTTATAATCGATATCGAAATCCTCGAAGAGTGCTCTCTTGACGCCCTTGTTACCACCCACTGTATAATCATCAAGATTTACAATAATGCCAAGAAGGTTGTATGTGGTCGTTGTGGCATTATCTCCAGTTCCAGTAGTAACTGTCCTTGTAAGATTCTCCATAATAGGAGCGGAAACAATCTCTCTAACTCTAAGAGCCGTTGCCAAATCGGACACGCCATTATAAATCTTGCGGCCGGTTGTATCCTTAATGAGCAGCATCTCGGTAAGGGCGGTTTCAGAAGCAAACATAATAGGGTTGCCGGTTCCTCTATAGTTCTTGCGGCCACGAATTGCAGCATCAACCACAGCATCTGCTTTTGCGCTGTTTGTTGCGAGACCGGTGAACGATACATTAACCTTAATTGTATACAGATCATCATCTGTCCAAATAGGACGAATGTGGTCTTCTTTGATCTTGTCATCGCTAAGAGAGCTTCTGCCATCTCCTACAAGGATAGCACGAGCCTTCTCCTCATCAAGCATGACATTCATTTCTCTCTTTAGGAACGCAACAATATCGAAATCGGTGATGTCCTCTGCGTCATCGCGATCGAGCTTCTGCTTCTTATAGATAGTCTGAGGATCGGTGGATCTTCTAAGAAGCTTGATAACCTCTTCCTTCTTCAACTTGCCCTTTGTGTAACCAAGTGCCCTAGCTTCTTCGATAGTTGTGTCTGCAAAGATTGACTTAATACGAGAGAAAGGTGACTTATGAACACCATTAATAACTTTGCTTACCCAGCCATTATCTCTGGAAATAATTTCAGGTGTTGATGTGAGCGCCTTAGGCTCGGGGAAAAGCCAATCAATATCGGCAATACCATACGTCACATCTTTGTTGTCATCGTCTTTTACTGCATGAGCAATAGTATCACTATGCTCAATGTAATCCATTACCGTATCTCTAAGAGATCCGCTCCTGCGAGCATCTTTAAAAATCGCATCAATATCAGCTCTGTCAAAAGCGCTATGCTGAACGGTCTGAGTGCCTTCTTCAAATACATTATGCTTCACGTTTTTATCCTCCTCGGAATCTTTAGACTTATTTTCTTTAGTATCTTCATCCTCGTCTTTACTATTCTCAAGCGCAAGACCAACAAGTGCATACAGAGCAGTCTTCTGCTTTTCATTCATAGTGTTCACGACGTCTTCGAGAGTCTCTTCATCAGAGCTTTCGTTTTCTTTTTCTTTTTCGTCAGCATGTTCCACATCATCTTCAAGAGCCATACCCACAATGGCATACATAGCATTCTTCTGTGCTTCGGTCATTGTATTAATAACATCTTCGAGAGTTTCTTCCTCATGCTCTATTTCGGACTCTTCTGCATGCTCGACAGAAGGGATTTCGAAATCCTGAACAAGTCCGTTATAAATAATGGCGCCTTCCCCAGCGGACTCTTCGTGCTCAAGAACATAGTCAATTCGCGCCGTGGGATCGGCTCCAGCAAATACAAGACTGAGCTCTCTGATGGTTCCATGCAGAATATCTTTTCCAGTTGCTCCACCGAACTTAATCTTGTTAGCATAAATAGACAAAGAATCAATATCACCGTGGACTATTGCTTCTTTGGCATCGATACCTGATGAGCTATTGTTAAGGTATCCGTAAGCGTACGTGCCTTCATCACGATCTTCAAGAATAGCATGGCCCACAACTGTATGCGGTGTATCATGCTGATGCCCCCATACCAAAGCGACGCGAGCTCCATCCTGATGCTTAAATGCGCCTCTTTTAACAGTTGTTCCATCGCTACACAGAACATCATTACGAGCAGCCCATCCGCTAAAATCGTAATCTTTGTTCATTTTGAAAATTCCTCCATTGCATCATATTCTTCATTTGAATCTTGCGATTGTAATTGTTCTTCTACTAATGCCGCTGGCTTGTTAAGATTCTTGTTTCTAAGTTCATCTGCATCCGGATTGTCAGAAGGACGAAGACCAATCTTTCTTCTGATTTCATTAGATGTCATGATCTCATTTCGAGTAAACTTATCAGCAATGTCGGCCATCTTAGTAGCAGGGACTAATCTCAGAGGATCCCTGAAGAAATAAATAGATTGATGTAGTGTTCTAGCTTTTTTAGTTAGAAACTTTCTTTTCATTTCATCCACGATAGCAGAAGCAATCGGCTCAATCGTACGATCGTAGTAATTTGTCATTACTGCCTCGTCGGCAGTGCCATCTAATATCGAAGTCGTTATTCCTAACTGGCTGTATAGCATACTCGTTAAATACTCAACTTGGGACATAAGATTATTATCTGCTGGACGGTTCAACTGAGTGATATGTTCAGTGCCATCTATATATGCAATTCCATACTTGGAATCAACTAGTTGCTCTTCTATTTTTTGTTTTCTCAATTCTGCTTGCTTCTGACGTTCTGTTGACTTTATTGTGTATGGAAGCTGAATGATAATATCAAGTTTTCCAGAACTAGTTTGTTCGTCAACCACATCGAGAAGATTAAGTTTTCTCTTAAGTCTTTGAAGAGTACTATTTGGTTCATTCATTATGGAATACATTGGATTTTCTATTATGGCGACCGTTTTTTTAGGCAGAATAATATTTTTATATACACCCACACGATCGTCATAGACATTTAACTTTACGTGGCGCGGATACCATTCAACTATCTGTCCACGCCGCATAGTGCTGATGTCATACGCTCCAGTAATTGTCGGGTCGTCGTCAGTATCAACCGGAACAATCGCTATTGCCCCTTCGTCAAACATAGAAAGTACTATGTCCTGAATAAACGCTCGACTTGTTTGATCAATATTTGCTTCAAGCGTGAGGCAATTATTAATACCTGTATCCAGTGTTTCTTCGAAATTTTTTTCGTCGTCAAGTCTAACGTGCATATATGTCAATGATGCAACGTCTAATGAAATTCTATTTAATATGGAATTAATAATAGAACGTTCATTTCCTCGACTGAGTCGAACGCGATCGGTTCGATAGGATGATCCGTAGCCAAGATTGCAATCTACAGTATAATCATAATTATAAGATTGATTATCGGAGGCTGTAGGATCTCGGCTAAAAGCATTCCAGGCTCGTTTAATCCTGGATGACAATCGTTCAGCCATAGTACCTCCTGATTATTTAGTTTTTATATTGTTTCCTGATCGGTAAGAGCTTTGGCTAAATATTTTTCAGCTTTTTGTTTATTATTCTTATCAAAAAACTTCTGTTTTTTTTTCTTAAATTCTCAGATTTAGAATAGAAAGCCTTTGCATAAATATCTTCTTTATCGAATACCCAATATCTTATTTATTTTATCGCGTCCCGAAGCAGTATATCTAGAGCTTACTAAATCTTTAGATTTAACTTTACGAGCTCTCTGCTTCTGCTTCTCTTCAATCTTATCAATCTGAGCTTTCATTTTCTCAAATTGTTTTTCTGTAAGCAGATCGGCATTCACGCCTGCTTCTTCAGCCAAACTGACTTTGTAATCATTGTCGCTGCTATTGCCATTACCGACATGAAGATGGTCGCGAGTCGAATTAGGATTCCTCTTTGTGTAGTAATCATATACGCCCTTTGCATACTGTTTGCGCCAATCAGGAGATACCATTTCCCTTTTAGATACGCCTTTTCCTTCTCCAGATACATTGCGCTGACGAGAACGTGGTAAGTTTGAATTACTATCGTCCCTTCTGGAATCACTATTATTAGCTGTGTTTTCCAACATCTTCTTTGCTTTGTCGGACATGTTGTCGGGATTCTTTACCTTATCATTTTTAGCAATGGTTTGAGAAATTGTCGCTTGTCTCTCTTTCTCTATATTTTTATAATAATTTTCAGCATTTTTTTCACCTTGCTTAAATTCTGCGTCTGTTTTAGCATGTGTGTTCGTCTTGTTGGCTGCTTTCAAAGATTCGTTATACATAACTTGCTGCATTTTTTTAACTTCACTTTTAGAATATTTAGAAGTATCAATACCCGATTCAGCAACATAATTACTAAAATACTCTTCATTTAAAAAATCGCCCGGACGTACTTTGCTGTTTTCTTTTACGCGAATAGATGAAGTGCGTTCAGCATCTCCTCGTCGAAGCGAGATCTATTGTTGAGATATCTGAGTCTTCCAGCAGCAGTCAAGCTTCCGTCTTCATTTTGAAAACGACGCTTTCCCCATTGCTGCCCCTTTATACCATAATGCTCGACATATTCATAATTATTGCCAAATAATGCTTTGGCCAATTCAGCTTTCGTCATATATTCTCCTTACTCAAATGCTTCTTTGTTAATCTTATATGCTACAAAAGCATCCATCATAGCTGCAACGGCATCGATTTTGTCGCTGTATCTTTTCTTTAATAATTTACGATTCCCATTAGTATCTTCCATAACTATGCAATTGCCCATTGCAAATTTCATAAGTTGCTCATCAAACAGAAGCATTCTTTCTTCTGATAACTTCTTAAGTTCCCCCAAAGGAACTGATTCAGTTCGAACTCCCTGTTGAACTTTCTCAATGCCGAATGGACCATTTTCTCTTTCCCATCGAGCTACAAATTCTTTAGCATTATATGGGTCGTATCCGAAGCAACGAATGTCATAATCATGCTCTAAAATATGCTGGTCAAGATCGTCGAATACTTCCATCATATCCAGTATCGATCCGTCGAGCACAACCAGGCTGCCTTCATTTATAAACTCTTCATATGCATTTCTTGTTGCCAAAGTCAGCTTTGAAAAAGTTAAAGAAGAAATATAGTTACGAGTTTTAACTCCGAAGCAACCGTTCGACAAAGGGAATAAAAAAGTAAACGCACAAAAGTCATCTCCTTGCGACAAGTCTGCGCCCATCGAACAAGCCATCTGCCAATAGTCACGATGCTTATGGGGAAGTATTTCTTCATACGTAAAGAAATATGTGTATCCTTCCGTTGGTATACCGAACCTCTTTGCAAGTATATCATTTCGAGCAGAAGGTGCATTTTCGGCACGTTCCTTATCCAACTGATATACTTCATAGGTAACAGTCTTTCCTATATTGGGATTTGCTTTAACCCACATATGAGGATCTTCCACCTCATTGACAGAATCTAATTTATACCAAAAAATAGATACATGCGGATTGAGATACTCGCCCTTAAGAATGTCCATTAACTCCATTTTTATGGTATCGCCAGGACCGTTTCTTATAGTACCTTCCGAACTAATCGCAATTATTAAATAATCATCCAGTTTGGAAGCACCCTGCTCAATAGCGCCGACTACGTCTTCTCTAATGTCTCCAGATAGCCACTCATCAATGGTGTTAATCTTAGTTCTCAAACCATTTAACTTTGCGATGCTCATCGGTCGAATCTCGAGAAGCGATCCTGTGATAAAGTTTTCAATGCCTTTCTTAGTAGAAGCTAATTTTTGTCTATTAGCTCTCGATCCAGTTGTATTTTGAAGTGAACCTTCTGTTAAAAACTTGAAATAAGGCCCTCTTGCACGCGTTATAGCTGTACGAATTGGGGAAAGAACTTCATCTGCTTGTTTCATAGTAGGAGCAGTTGTTATTTGATGAGTAGTTGTTGGATCAACATTAAGAAAATAACTTTGTATACAAGAAGCATACATAGATTTGGCAGCACCTCTTGCTACTATTAGATACTGCTTATTTATTAAACGTTTTTTAATACTTTTTGTTATCATTCGACCTTTTCCGTCGGGAATCGATCGTTCTACGAAATAATACCATCCAAATACCTGTTCGGCCCAGAGTTTAAAAGTGTCTAATAATTTCAAATCGGAACCATCAGTTAGAGTTAATTCATTCTCGCAATATTTAATAAAACCGTTTATTGCCTTATCATCGTAATAAATCCCAGGATTATCGATCAGACTATCGATTCTATTCATTTCCATCGATATTTCTCGATTTACCGGGATCTCGCCTCTAATTACTGCATCTCTGAATTGTCCATAGTAAATAGGAACTGCAGTATTCGAAAGCATTGTTATCCTCTAAGCAACGGCAACATACGCTTAATATAATCTTCGCCATTTGAAGTAATTCTAACTGGAACAAGACTTGTTGATTCATTAACCTCGTGCCATTCGCCATTTATTATATCGTCATAAAACATTTTACCGTTTCTTGTACGTTGTTCATTAGCTCGATTGCTATTAGAACTAGCGAATCCTTCTCCTTCCACGGTGCCTTCATAGACTTTTCGTTCTTCGGACGAAAATGATTTTGAAGATTTCGACGATGATTTGTTTGCTCGTTCACGAGTTTTTCGTTCTTGTTTATTGGTATTGGTATTGGTATTTGTATTTGTGTTACTACTAGTTTCTTGCTTTTCTTTCTTCTGTTGCTTATTGGCAGTGTCCGTATTATTATTCTTCGCTGACTTGTTATTATCTTTAGTACTGTTCTCGCCCCCGGTATTACTATTGTTAGACGAACTATTTTTTTCAGATTTACTAGATCGCCCAGCCATATTTTTAATTTCGGAAGCAATACCAACTCCAGATGCGCCAAGCCCGGTAACAACATTTGCAACATCAAGTATTTGCTCAACCCTTGCTTTACCGCTATCAATCTGAGAACCTTGCTGCACAAGACTGTTATATGTTCGTTCTAGATTTATTCGATTAATAACTTCTCGTATCTCGGAATCCGAAAAATCCGATAAATCTATTTTGCTTTTAAATTCATTAATCTGGTTCTGATACATCTTGTCTCGAAGATTATTAATTCCCAAATATGAACTCTTACCTTGTCCAATCAGCTTTGATACCGAACCAAGATTATCAGCGAGGTCTTTTTTATTTCCTAACCTGGCAACGCTAGAAGCTAGCTGAGTAGTATTTCTAGCTAGATCAATGCTTTTCCCAACAATATTAGATTGCTTTGGTTTAGCTATATTTTGCTCGGCAAGAAGCTGTTTTAACTGATTCTCGCTGTTCATTCTGTTAATAGCGTTCTGCAATTCAGAATTGGTCATATCCTTAGCGTTTTTTACCAAAGACTTTTTTACATCATCAGTCACTTTAGATGCATCGACTGACTTCAGACCCTCATGTGAATCGCTATCTTTGTTACTCGAAACGCCATCTTTTCCATATCTTTCTTTGCCGGAATCGGAAATGGCTCCATTTTTCTTCTTTTCTTCGGCCGAGCGTTGTTCCCTACTTAATGGATAAGACGGACCATTTTGAACTCCCCATTTCTGGCCTTTTATGCCATGATGTTGGATTGTATCATTTGACATTTTTATCACCTACATATACTTTGTATGCTAATCCTGGAGCAACCGTATGTAAATTATAACCAATTCCAGTACTGCCTCCGGTGGCTACAGTTACTGCCGCTGATACGCCTGTAGCAGCTAAACTTGCAACAAAATTTTTACCGCGATTGACGTCTCTGGTTATTTCGCTGCTTTTAACGACATATCCTTTAGAAACTGCTTCTTTTATAAAAGATTCGGTATTTTTTCTGTTTTCGCTAAGATCTTCAACTAAATTTTTATAAACTTTGCTTAAATCATTAGCTTTCAGTAAATATTCTTCAGTTTTTGATGTTTTCCCTTTAGTTTCAGCTTTTGCGGCTTTTAAGACATAATTAGCAGCTTTATTTCTTGTAGCTATAGCATCTGCAGTAAGCTGTGCACGATCTTGATCCAACCGATTTAATGAATTACGAATACTCTTAGCATCTTTCTTCATAGCCCGTTTCTCAGCGGCCGTGTGATCATTATAGTCCAATGGATATGGCGGACCATTTTGAACTCCCCATTTCTGGCCTTTTATGCCGTGATGGTAGAGTTCCGTACTGAAATTATTCATTTAACCATTCCCTTCTCCAGGATCAACCAGAACATTGATCCGCCATTCGTATTCTTTTATTAAATTCTTTATAGATTCAAGAGTAAATGAATTTGTAGGGGGATCGAATATTAATCGTACATACATCTGTACGTATGTTTTTACCATATTAACCAGCCTTGCATTATCTGAAAAATCAGACCAAACTTCGTCCGTGTCTATTATCTGAAATCCATCTTCGGGACCGGCACCGAGTTGGTTCAATACTGTGAATGCCGCATTTGCATGCATGATTATGTCCTGGTCGAAATCTGTCATTTTTTCATTTCCGCATACAGTATCGCGAAGGGTTTCTAAAATACTGCTACTATCTGACTCCATATTTGACCTCCCTTACCTCGTATGGTACTTATACTATTGATATATAATCTTTAACACAGTATCCAATTAGTCCTTTACCATTCGATACTTTAACCCATTCCGGATCATCGGATTCTGTTATTTCTAATTTTTCTCCTCTAAAAGCAACACCAGCTATATCTGAATTAAGACCCGGTGCAACTCGGACATTAAGTGCAGTTACAGTAACGCCATGTTTGATTGCTTTCTTTTCTTTCACTTTGGGTTCCCGTTCAGTTACTGCTGCCTCAGCTGGAGCCACCTCTTCTACTGGTTTTACTGGCTCTTTCTTTTCTTCTACTGATTTCTTAGAAGCTTTGATTTCGAGTTCTTCGAGTTCTTTATCTTTACTATTAGTAGACATAAAATACCTCCGTCAAACGCTACCGCTTCCACGGTGCCATATCATTTTTTGTTCTTTCGATTGGATCATTAAATAGTTTGGACGAATTGCCATAGTGAATAGCATTGTGAGTAGTTGGGCTGACGGTTATTAGATTTTCCGGATCAAGTAAGAATTTGGATCCAAATTTAATATCATCAGGGGTGATAGGATTGATATGGTGTATGATAATACCTCTTGGTATTTCTCGTCCTTTTACTCCTAGATCGCATCCGTAATCTCGTGAAATTATCTCATAACGAATTTGTTCCCATTCTTTAGATTTGTAAAACATCTGATTCATATATCTATCAAATCCAAATGTGTCAAATCCAACCTGCCCGTGAAGTGCTAAATAATTATACCGATCATCAAATGAAGAATAACTTATCAGTTCGGAATATGTTTTAATATTCTTCTTCATCGTCGGAGTCCTCCACACCTCTGTACTCCTTAAATGCTGCGAGAGCTTCTGCATATAACTTCTCACTTTCTTTAGCAGCTTGAAGTTGTTCAGTTTTTGCTTTTGCAAGTTTAATATTCTCTTCAAGAAGCTCTATTTCTTTCTTAGCTTTTATCGCTCCGAGTCTTAAAAAATGAGTTGTTTCTTGCGAAGAGGCCGTCCCTTCAAGCAATCGCTTCTCTACCAAACTATAAGCCAATGATATACATCGATCTTCTTGCGCTTCTTGCGTCAAAGCAGGTCGTAGTGCTGTCTTTTGTGGTTCATCTACCTTGGGTTTTGTTCTTGGCATGGCACGTTTGACCTCCTTTCACATAAGATTGCACTAAGATTTATGCTCCTTCACAGAGACTTATAGCTATCCCCAGAGTCATTAATTTTTTAATGAAAGGAGAAGAATAAAAAATAATAAGGAGATCCACAACCAATACCAAACCAATATTGCTATAAGCCTCTGGGAAAGAGCATAAAATGTTTTGAATATAATCCCCCGGAG